GTGTATCTGATGAGTCGGTTGTTAGTGAGTCAGAAGAAATTCTACATCCATTAAAATATAAATTTTCAAGTGATAACCCACGATATTCTTGAACATCCGCTGGGGATAGTGATGATGAGAACGCTTCGTTTCTACTTGCCGACCCCGCGGTTGAAAAGAATCTTTTTACAATAAAAGCTTGACTTGTTGTTCTAGCATTTACCGCTTGACTTGCCGTTGGTGAGTATTCCCAATACCCATTTGTTCTATTAACATAAGTGGTTGTAGAACCACAAACCAAACTTGATGAGTTAAAAAAGTCCCAACCTTCAGATTGGTAAGTATTAGCTGATGCTAACGTAAATGTACGAGGTATACCAGAGCCAACTACAAGAATATATCCACTTGTAAATTCAAGAACTCCGGTGCTGTTGTCCGTACTTATTAAATTAACACTTGCACTAATTGATGGTCCACCTGGACCATTAAACACAACATCTAAATTTTCTTCAAAAACCCAAAGAACACTTGATGTTATATGTGATAGTAAAGAAGCATTTGTAGTAATTGATGTAAAATCAAAATTATCGTTACCATTAATTAAATCATCACTTAAAAGACTAGCACTTACAATAGTTGAAGCAATACTACATGAAATACTTGAAGATAGAACTGCTAAATTATATTGATATGTGGATGGTTCATAATTGTATAAATCAATAGCACCATCATTTACAATACGAGAACCACTACTAAACCCATAGTCATTTCTACTACCAGTTATGTTTGCTTCAACATATAATGGAATTGTTCCAACGTATTGATGGTAGTCTCGTGTAATACCACGTTTTCTTTTGTACTTATTTCGTTCAAGAATATGTGGTTCAATTAATATACCACTCATGTAATTTACACGAGCAGGAAGAACTTGTTTGATTTGACTAAAAATAGATGAATCATATCTAGCTAACAAACTCAAAATAAGATTCAATGCAGTTTTCGTTGTATACTTTGCAAAGTAGTTTTGTGAGCGATACCTTAATAAAGGATATGACTCGTTGTATCTTTCATCAGTATCACCAACCCAATCATCAATCTCAAAATAACCTTCGGAATTGTAAATGTCGTAATTTACCGTGTCAGTAGTTGAAAAATAAACACCCACCAAGTTTGAATCAAGTGGGGCGTAATCGTATTCACTTCTTTCTTGTGATTTATCAGGTGATAATACACCAGCCAAACTTGATGATTCAATACGGATTTTATTGTTATTTACATTTAATGCACCTGCTGATGGAATCTTTGAGTAGTATGTGTCCAATTCACCTTCAAGGTCAGCGGAAGTTACACTTGGACCAAACGAACAACTTAAAATTCTACCATCAACCAAAGTAGTTACTTCTTGGTTTGGGTGTAGTGAAGCACTATTCCAACCAGACACTCCATACTTACTATCAAAGAATTGTCGGTAAACTAATGAAACCAAAGAACCCGTTGTGTCAAGGTCGGTTGTATTATCATCAGTAAAGTAAGCGTCACGATTTTTTGCGTGGTCTTCAACAATTTCTTGACTAACAATATTGTAGTAATATCTTAATTCTTGTAAATTAAATGAGGTGTAGTCATTGTCGGTTGGAGAACCTACGTTTAAAGAACCACTATCTAACCAAATATCTTCAACAGCACCTGGAGTAGCAACTGAAGCACTAACACTTGCAAGTATACCACCAAAGTTGTCAGGCATAGCAGCTCTTAAAGACGTGGTTGTTGAATCGTTATTTAAAACAATCACAACATCTCTACTACCATTCCAAACAAAATTGTTTGTAGTCAACAATGATGTTGAACCTGATACTAATTGAAGATTAGCAGTAGTAGAATCAACGCCATTAAACTTAACTGAAATACGTTGGCCTGGAACAACCATATCAAAAATAGTATATTCGCCGGTAACACCACCATCATCTGACCCTATGCTTGTTGGTAATTTTGCAATAACCTCAATCGCTCTTGGGAATAGCGCAGCATATCCTTCTGGTTGGATTTGGCCCCATGGATTTGAAATATATTTTCCAGCTTGAGCATCAATGTTTACCTTATATACAAATCTTTCGTGTTCGTATTGATTTGGGGAATCTACAATTACAGGACCACCATATTCACGAATTTGTAAGAATGCTTGTGGAATACCATATGTAGCAAGAAGCGCTTTGATTGACCTCGGAGTTCCTTTTGTTTTGTAAATGTATGGTAAATTATTTACAATCCTTCTCCAAGTTTCTTTTACAATTTTTTCTCTTGATTTACTTTTTAACTGACCTGTTTGCGATAGTGAACCTGTTTGGTCAGTTCCAAGAACATAACTCCAAAGTTCAGAATCACCATATCCGTTTGATAAAGACCATCCTAATGATTTTGCAACATTAAATAGCAACTCATCAGACATACCATCCCAAGGATGTTCTTCACGTTTATTTATATCAGTTAATGCTTTTACATATGTCCATGAAATATCAAAGTGTTGACCAATCATGTCAATAAATGTAATATAATCAGAATTCACGTTATCTTCTTGTAAGTGAATTGGAATCATATTACGAAGTCGTGCTGGATTTGTTTCATCGTACAAAGATGCGGATGCGTAAACTCCACTATACCAAGTTTGTGCTTGGGATGAAGTTGAGTGTCGTAAAACATACGGAAACGTTGATACCTTTGGGTATGGAGTTATGGTGTAGTCGGAAGAAGACCAATGTGTGTAGATAGAAGAGGTATCTTGGTAATACAACCAGCTTTCAAATCCATCAAATGACCCAATAATTTTATCTCTACGAGTAATTGATTGTGAAATATTAGTAAGAGCTGTTGAACCGCTAATACCTGTTAATAAATCAATACGAGAGTTGTACGACTCAATTTGTTGTAATTTATATACAAAATTATCAACTCGTTCCGTTGCTGATGAAAAGTGTACAAAGTTTTGAAAATCGTTATACTGAATGTTTAACTTTATCTTTCCAAGAGAACCACTAAAATAGTAATCAATAATTTGTTGGGATGTGGATAAATTAGCGTCTAATAAATCATTCCAAGTTTTCCAATCAGTTCCATCAGACTTACCATAAGACTCCATTTCAATAGCAAAGTTTGGAGTTGAAAAGTCATCTTTGTCTTGTGATTTTAATGCTGGAAATGCTATTACTTTATCCACCCAAGTTGGTAAGATTCTAGCATCCACTGTCAACGCGTCCCCAACTTCAACTGATGCTTCAAGTGGTTTCAACAATCTTATAATACACTCATCAAATTGAGATGGTGTGTTGTTGTACCACTTGTAATTCAAGTTTAGTTTTGTAACATCAATTTGATATCGTTTGTTTTGCAAATTGGTGTCAGAAAGAAAGTCAACAATTTCAGATGGAACATCACTTGGTACATCAGGGAATACAAATGTGTTTTGACCAGCATTCCACTTCAACGTTCCATTTGGATTTTGTTGAAGTTCATATCTTCTAAACCTTCCAGTTGGTGTTCCAAGTTGAGGTGTGGTTTGATTAATAGCCGGATTATAAACTTCTATAAAAGTTCTCCAAATACCAACACCACCAGCAACAACATCATCCAATGGAACAAACACAGTTGGAGTTGATTCAAATACGCCAGTTGGATAATTTAAAGTTCCATTAACCTCACCAATACGAGGACCATCCAATAACAAACCTACTACATCATATATTTGGTTTTGACCAAAATTAATAACAAAGTCTTTTTTTCGTAAGTAAGCATCAAATGAATTTGAACCAATTATTTGACTCATTACATTTAGTGGTTGGAATACATTTGGCGTATTTGCCTTTGACACCAAACGAACTTCACTTCTATCGGCTGAAATAGCGTCAATCTTTAGATTAGAAACAATATTGTGTAAAAAATTATATAATACTGAATAGTTACCCTCACTAATTCCGGTTTGTCTCAAATCTAATTCAGGTACAACATACACGGTTGGTTTACCATTTGTAAGCACCGAGCGAATTGGTTGACCATATTGAGACTGAAGAAGATTGTCTTCAGCATAAACGTGAATTTCAGATGCGTTGGTTAAGGTTATGCTTGAGTATGTACCATCCACATCGTTTTGTGTAACTTGGTCATTAAATTTTTGAATACGAGGTTCCTCATCAGCAAACATAGTTTTGCCAAAAACAGGACTCGCTCCTAAAACCTCATCTTTATTTTCAAATCTATCTAATGACATTTATTTTATCCTTATAGTTGTTGCCAGAATGTTCCAGTCCACTCATAATCTATATCAGCCCCATCAGGTCGTGTAAACACTCTAATTTCGCCAATAGAATTACCAACCACACCAAATGGAGATGTGTTTATTGACCCAGCACCACTAGCACCATCGCCAGTAGCTCTTTCATCTCGTGAAGTAATAATTTCATTTAATACTATTTGTGGGTCTATTGTAGTATCAGCGGTAACTAATTCCAAAGTAACATCGGTATTAATTTCTTCATTGAATGAACCAGCGCTGTACTTTTCTATAATAGTTCCTTCTTCACCAACACCTTGTAATAGAAACTTACCATATTCTGGCGTAGAAACCGTCGGGTCATTGATTGCAGCAATTTCGTATGATACAATCTGACCACGACCATTTCTTTTTATTTGTCTTTCCGCCATATTATCTTACCACTTTGAAGTAAAAGTTATCATCATAGTATTTTGTCGTTCCGTTTGTAGAATCTACAACCTTAAATACAAATTTGTAGTATCGTTCTGGCTGTAATCCATTGAACCAAAAGTTAAAGTAATTTGATGTAGAATCACAACTTAACTTTGTATATGTATCATCAAATGGAATAAATGTTTTATTTGTTTCAGCATCAACTACCGAATAATATGTGGTTGTTGGAAGATACTTTACACTTTTTATTGGAGATGATACGGAGAAAGTTCGTGCAGGATATCTTTCACGACCATATACTCTGATTTTAGTTTTAGAATTTTCTTTGTATTCTGACTGAAAATCTTTCATGTACACAACTAAATCCGAATTGGTTTGTGGTAATAAAGACCCCGTACTAAATGTGGTGTTGTTCCATTTTACTTCAAGATTTGGAACATAAATGGTGTGGGTGTCCGATGAGAAGAATTTTGCACTTCCTAACTTACGAGCCGATGATTCATCTTGTTTTGATTTTAAAATAATAAAACCATTATTTTCTCTATCACCACGCAACCAATCATTAACATATTCGGTTACTTCAACATTTAAATTTTGAACGTATTTGTCAAACGATTGTGAGTAGTAAACGTTTGTAGACCAAGATGATGTATACCAAGTTGCTCCACCGGAATTTACATTGTATCTACCTTCATAAACCAAATCTTGTACATCAGAAGATGTTGGATATAATGAATAATTTGTGCTTATCTTAAATGTATCAAGAGAGGCGGATGCTTGGTTTGAACCACTTGTATAAAATGACCATCTAAAGGAATAGTCACCGGTTTGGTCTGCTACAAAGCTTGATGTATGGGCTGCTGACGCAGTGAATATATTATAATACTCAACACGACCATCTGGTTCTACAACTTCATATTTTAAAGCAGAATAACCACCACCAAATCCTAAATCAAAACTTGATGTGTAACCAACACCCTCAATTAGTCTGTAATTTCTATTCACAGCAGCACCACCAAAATTAGATGATGACATGAATAGTTTTGACTGACTTACAAATACCGTAGGCAATTCACCACCAGAGCCGGTTATAGCATTGTTTAGAAAGTAAACTGATGCGAATCCGTTAATAGCAAACGTATCATACACCAACGTTCCAAGTGGTGGTGATGAATAGATGTAGAAATTATCAATTGAACCATCGGAACCATTCGTTCCATCCCTATCAAAGAACGTAAGAGAAAATTCATATGTTCCTGTTTGAGTTGTTGTAAATGATACAGATTGTGTTGATGCGGCTACAATTGATTGAGTATAGTTTGATAACCCTGTTAGATAAACATTATTATAACCAACTCTAAAATCAATACCGGTCAAAGTATTTGGGTCTACTTCAAAATAAGTTGTGTAAGTTGAACCTGATTCAAGAGACGCTGATAGTACAACCGTACCACCACCAAATGATGATGCTGACATTTGTAGTCTACCATTTACCACAGTTGCTGTTGGTGGGTTTCCATTAATACCAAGAATACTTTGTGAAGGGTCTAAAACAAAATTATCAATTCCACTTGAAAATGTATAAGCATCAATTAATCCTGCGATAGTTTCTGGCGCAACTGGCTTGTTAACGTTTTCATTAGTAACATTCCAAGTAGAACCACTAACACGATATACCCAAGATACATCAGTTTCGTTATGAGGAGTATCCGATTCTTTACCAACACCTTCTAACCATTGTTCTTTTACAGGATAAACATATAAAGTGTAGTTTGAAGCAATTTCTTTTTCTTCAGTAGATTCTAAATTCAAATAATATTTTACACTACCACTAATATCACCACTAACGATTGATTGTGAAATTGACGCTAGGTCAAATTGAATTAAGACTCTACTATTACCAATTAAGGTAGATGGGTTGGTGGGGTCATAAAACTTACCAACCTCAAGAATCTCATCCTTGCCAGTATTTTGGTTTTTACGAGCAGTATCCTCGTAAATTGTGGCGTCTTTTTTTGGATAAATTCTATAAATCATTTTCTACCTCTTAATATGTCATTGGGACTACCTTACCCTTGATATCAAGGTCAGGATATTTAATTTCAAAAATTGATGGGTCTTTTGGTGGATACACAACTCCTTGTTTGGTAGCGTTAGCAATACTATACTTGTTTTCGGAATATACACCACCCCACTTGTTTATAACCTGCAGTCCACCCAACCCATCCTTGTCTGGTCTAACCACGGTTTGAACTCCATCAATTCTATCTAAAAGAATGTATAATTCTGATAACATAATTGGTTGGTTAATTTGTCTTTTATCAATATTAAAATAATCTTTTAATGCGTTGATACACTTTAAAAGAACTTCATTTGAGTTGTAGTTTGGTAATACAATAATTTCAAACTCAATACCAACATTTACGATGTATGCGTTTTTAATGTTCACAGCATCGGTTAAAATACGATAGTATGATAAATAATTTTTTAAATTTTCTTTGGTAGCCGAATTTAAATTTTTCAACTTCCGTTCACCATCATATCCCAAAACATAAAGATTCAATGCTAATGGGTTTGCAATTGGATTTGGACCATCATCAAGCAAAGTTTGAATTTGCCAATCAGGCGCAAGAAATGCTTTGGATACTGAACCAAATTGTGGTGGCATTGCATATGCTCTCAAAACATAATCTTCTTTTGTTACAGCTCTATTTTGAGCAGCAAAATAAGCCATTGCATTTTGGCGAACCTGTTCTATGTCTTCTTCGTATTTAGCACCAGCCGCTGCCGTTTCATTTGTAGTAGCCACGGAGTTTTTAACAACTTGTAATGTTGATGAATTTAGGGCTGATTCGTTTTGGTTCTCAAAAACAATCGTATCAATTTCAGTTAAGTCTCGTGATGGAACATTATCTAATACACCATTACCAATACGATACGTTACAGTTAATGTTGTGTTTGAGGGAGCAACTCCATACGTTTTAGCATACATAAAGTTTGATGGGTCAATCCCTTGGTCAAGGTCACCACTTGCTGGATAAAGTGCTGAACCCACGTTGTCTGGATTTGGTAAGATTTCCTCATCAGCATTTGATGAAATACCCGCTCCAAATTGAACTGTAATAGAACCATCTTCTTCTATACGAGTGGTGTATCTTTTGGGAATCTTTTTAAGTCGTAAAAGATATGGAGTTTCACCCGCATACAAATTATAGTTTAGAGAATATGCTGATGTATTGGGGACTTGTTCAAAAATAGTATCTTGAGCCAGATATGGAACTTTATACCAGGTATCACCATTATCATCAACAATACTTACAACATCAATTAAATTTTCAGCCTCAATACGAATTTTGTCATAGATTTTTGGAGAACCAAAAGTGAACTCTTGAGTCACAGCTTCACCACTAACAGCTTTAACGTATTTTTTTAATAAATAATATGTTGGTTCGGTTGTAGTTTCGTTTGTTTGATAAACAGTTACCTCGGTTGGGTCAAATGAAGATGAAAACGCGAAATCTACTTTTTGAGTTGTTGAAAATTGAATTTCGTTATTTGTAGCCGAATTAACTTTCATACCCTCTTTGATTTTCAAAGCGTAATCAAAGTTAGGGGATACAGTATCACCACTACCTTGGGCTGGAACAATTTGGTAGATTGTGAGAACCGTTGTTGCGGGTACATTTAATTTTGGAGCATATCCCATTGATTGTGCTACAAGAAATACATTACCTTTTTCTTGAGCTTGTTCAAGAATTGATTCTCTTAACTGAACATCAGTATAGTATGAAAGAACATCACCCACATATGATGCCATTTCCATAAACATCATTCCAGGCGATGATTCATTGAAATCATTATATGTTTCGGGGAAGTAATTTTTAGCAAAGTCAATAAGGTTCTTACGGAAATCACCAAAGTCCCTACCAATTAAACTTACTTCTTTATTTACCTTATCAGTCATTTACAATCCTCAAGCAATAGTTAGACCACCCTGTTGGTCTACTCTTATAATTATGGTCTGGTTTGCGCCAGTTTCGGTTACTCTAAATCTTATAGAAATATCAACTCTATTTGTGTTTGGGTCGGAATCAACAATCAAATCATCTAACACAATGTATGGTAACCAAAATCTAATATCTTCCGATATTGTTGATTTTAAATTGTCACCAGTAAATGGTGTTTTTTGTTCAAACAACAAAGAGTATACATCCGTACCAAACAATGGTTGAAATGGTCGTTCACCTTTACGAGTCAAGACCAAGTTTTTTAAATTAGAAATAGCTTGTTCTTCAGTAGTGTAAGATAATTGGAAAATACCAGCACCGCCAAATGGTAATTTAACACCAACGGCAATGTTCTTTTTTAAATCAATAGGATTTATTTTCCATTCCTTACGAACAGCCATTACTTACCTTTCTTGGCGTTAATCGCCTTCATCAATCCGGAGTAATCTCGTGTTAACGCATCTACAACCGCTTTACCAGCATCAGTTTGTTGAAGTTGTTCAATAGGTACAGCTCTACCATCTGCGGTTTGTAACACATCAGGAGTTTGATTCATACCACCCCAAGCCATTGCTTGTGTTGAGTTAAAAGCACCACCCATAGAGTTAATACTTCTCCAATCACCACCATCAGCGGTTTCATTTAAAAGAGATGCAAACTTACCTTCAAATTTTGGACCAGACTTTTTTTTTGGAGCTTGGGATTCAAAAATATGTGTTACATCTAACGGGTCTGATTCAACCTTTGTAATTGGTTTTTGAATTTGTTTTGATTTAATTTCTTTCAAAATGGATTCACGAATGGCCTTTTCTCGTTTTGCCACTTCCTTCTTCACTTCCTCTTGGACAATGATTTGAATCGCTTTAAATAGTTTATTTGTATCCATGGTAATAAATATCAATTTTTCATTAATTGTAGTTCGGTCTTTATTTTAAGTAATTGACCTGTTATTTGTGAGGTTCTTGCCACAATACTTGGAGCAACGGCTATTAACGATGCAATAGGTCCACCCGTAGGCGTTACTGCTGTTTGTAAGGCAGGTGCCAGTGTGGCTAATGTATTATTTAACGCAGTGACTTGTGCTTGTAAATTTTCAAGTTGAGTAAACATCTTATCCATGTCTGCTTTCCAACTTGGGGTAGAAACATAAACCCCCCTTTCACCACTAATAAGAACGCCATCTTTTTTTGAGTTAATTAAAACTCGGTCAGAGACTAATACCGCTTGTGGGTTTTGATAGATTCCACTTGGAATAACTCCAACTGAAAATGGTCTTGTTTTAATTTGCAGTTTTTGTTGTGAAGTAAGATATAGCGATGAATCATCACGATTTATATCTTCAACTACAAATTTATTATATCCACGAGAAAACCCAACACCATTTCTGATGATAGTAATCGGAGCTTCAGGTCGTGGTGATGTCCAACTTGGTTCAACAGTAGCACCACTTACCAAACTATTAGTCTTTCGTGTATTTCGTGGAGTATAACCAAAACGAATTGACTGACCAAATCTACCTTCAAAAATAACATCACCAAGATAGGGTTGTAATTGAGATAGGTTTTTTAATTCAACAAAACCATTTCCAAAGTCATGTGGTGTTGGAGTAGATGTTTGAGCAGGCACACCAGCAAAAGCGCCATCCAAATTACCAACAGAAGCTGCTGTTTTTAGATTTAGTTTTGGTAATGCGTTATGGTTTATATTTGATTGAATACCGACTGTTGAAATATAATAATTTCTAACCGATGACCTTTTTTGAGAATTAGCGTCAGCGTTAGAGCCCAACACTACCATTACTTGTTCACCGATAACAGGAATTTTTTTAGAAGTCATATCAAGAGGATATGCTTCAATTGTATTACCAGTAAGACCCGTGGTAGTTGCTACATAAATTTTATATAACTTT